AGAAATATAAAGGCAACGTAAGACACGCAAGGCTTGTTGCTTTAGACCAAACTCGTAAGGCTTATCAGTCTATTAATACAACTAGACTAAAGACTTTGGGTGTTAAAAAGTTCATTTGGATTCATTCGGGCGGTGGTAAAGAGCCTCGTGAATTGCACATAAGAATGAGTGGGAACGAGTATTCTTTCGATAACCCACCCTACATTGGTGATATGTATCAAGAAAAAGTCTACGGACTTCCTGGTGACTTACCCAATTGTCGTTGTATCTGTAAGCCCGTTCTTAACTTTGATTTAGAGGATTAAACATGAAAGATAAATTAAACGCTGTTGAATCAGCAAACGCTTCTATCAGTTCTTTGGCTGGTATGGGCGAGTCTTGCCAAGCTGAAGGTGTTTACACTTTCAAGTGCTTTGAATACGAAGGTGGTCCATTGCTTTGGAAAGATACCGTACATAACGTAGTAGCAACCGTAGGTAAAAACTTAATGCTTCAAACAGCATTGACAGGTTCTGCTTACACCGTAGTTGGTCCATACATGGGTATGATTTCATCTGTATCATACACGACAGGTCCTGTTGCTGGCGATACAATGGCTTCACATGGTGGATGGACTGAAGCTGGTACAACTAATGCTCCAACATTCTCAGCTCGTGTTGCTCCTAGCTTTGGTACTGCTTCTGCTGGTGCTATTTCTACTGCTTCTGCCGTAACATTTACAATGACAAGCACAGGCACATTAAAAGGCGCATTTATTGTTTATGGTACTGGTGCAGTAACTACTATTTTAAGCACAGCAGGCACATTACTTTCTGCTGGCTTGTTTACTGGTGGTGACCAACCTGTTAATACTGGTAACGTAATTCAAGTTACTTATTCATTAAGCCTATAAGGATAAAATCATGGAATTAAAAAACGGTCAATCAGTAATACAAATTCTTCCAGCTCCAATTCAAGGAACAGTAGAAGGTTTTGCTTTTGATTCATCAACAGGTGAAATTACTGTTTTGGTAAGCTATGTTGATTCAGATGGCGAAACGCAACAACGCTATTTCAAACAATCAGAATTAGCTGCTGCTTAATAAATGGCGACACGATATTGGGTTGGCGGAAGTGGTAACTGGGATGGTACAACTACTACCCATTGGTCAGCCACATCAGGTGGTGCTGGTGGTGCAAGTGCGCCTACCTATTTAGATGATGTAGTATTTAATAGTGCATCTAACGCTACCGCCTATACTGTAACTTTTGCTAACGCTGCTCAAGTAACAGGATATATTGTCGGTACTACACTTACAGTCACAGCCGTTACATCAGGTACGCTTGCTGTAGGACAAATAATTTCTGGAAATGGAATTACATTAGGTACAACAATTACTGCTTTAGGTACAGGTTCAGGTGGTACAGGTACTTATACAGTTAATAACTCACAAACTTATGCTTCATCTGGTACTCCAGGGTCCATTTTTGCTAATGCACCAACTTGTGCTTCTATGACTGTTGCAGGTCCAGCTTCAGGTAATGTAACGTTTTCAATGACCAATCAATATTATACTGTTGCTGGCAGTATGACATTACCTGCTTCAGGTCTTACAATAACTAATTCTGGCTCTAATATGCAGTTTTATGCAGCAGTAAGCACTACTAGCACAATTACGACCAACGGAGTTGCATTAAACTCAGGTACTTATTTTTTTGGTGCAGGTACATTTTCATTAGGAAGTGCGTTTAGTAATGGTAGTAATGGTTTAAGTTTTGGTGGTACAGCAACACTAACAACAAATAATTATAACTTTACAGCTGCTAATTTAGCTTTTGGAGCAGGGACAACAGGGAATTTAGGTTCATCCACATTTTCATTAAATGGTACAACTGGCTGGAGCGCAAATGCTACAACTACAGTAAACGCTGGCACATCAACCATTAACTGTTCTAATGCATCACCTACGTTTACTGGCGCAGGTAAAACATATTACAACGTATCGTTCACAAGTACAGCGATTGGTACAGTTACAATTACTGGTGCAAATACATATAATAATTTAACCTTTGCTGCCCGTGCTGCTGCTGGGTATGGACAAGTTTTATTTCCTTCAGCCGCAACAACTACAGTAAGTGGGACTTTGACTTTAGGGTCAGGTACAACAGGTGTTGCAAGATTAGGCGTATTCGCAGCTAATCAAGGTAGTCCAGCCACAATTTCAGTTGCTACATTAGCAGCAATGACTGATATTGATTTTAGAGATATTACTGGTGCTGGTGCTGCAACTTGGTCAGGTACTAGAATTGGTAACTGTTTTGGCAATACAAATATTACTTTTGATGCTGCTAGAACTGTTTATTGGAACTCTGCTGCATCTGCTAACTGGAACGGTGCCGTATGGTCAACTACATCAGGTAATACTGGCGGTACAACAACGGCTTTTCCATTAGCTCAAGATACTATTGTAATTGACAATGCTGGCTTAACAACTGGCAATACGATTACTTTAAATACTAACTATCAAATACCAACGTTATCTTTTGCTTCTAGAACCAATGCTGCTACATTTGCAACAGGCACAGTAACTACAGGATTATACGGAAGTTATACATTAAGTTCAGCTATTACTGTAACTGGAACAAATACTTTAACATTTCAAAATCAAGGCACAACAGCAGTAATTACATCTGCTGGAGTTACATTCCCACAACCAATTACTATGAACTGTACTAATGGTGGGTCTGTAGCACTTAATGGTAACTTAACATTAGGCTCTACATTAACTTATACACTTAATGCAGGTACGCTAGATTTAACTAATGGTGGCGCAGGTAACTATTCATTAACTACAGGTATTTTTAGTTCAACTAACACTGCTACTCGTTCCATTGCTTTTGGTACAGGTAACATTACACTTACTGGTAATGCAACAGTTATTTGGTCTACAGCAGTTGCTACAGGGTTTTCATTTACTGGTACTTCAAATATTATTTCTAACTATTCTGGCTCTACAGGTCAGCGCAGTTTTTCTCATGGTCAAACAGGCGGCAATGAAACCAATTCTTTAAATTTTAATATTACCGCTGGTAGTGATAGTGTCAATTTAGCGTCAACAACTACATTCTATGGGCGTAATATTAATTTTACTGGGTTTACAGGTTCTCTTGTTTACAATACTACAGTTTTATATGGTAACTTGACATTAGGTACAGGGATGACCATCGCTACAAATGCGGTTGGTTTTTCATTGTCATCTACAACTCAACAACAAAATATCACAGGCAATGGCGTTACGTTTGGTGGGTCTATTACATTTAATGGAACTCAAACTTATCAATTACAAAACGCATTTACAATTGACGCTACAAAAACATTAACATTTACAACAGGAACAATTGACCTTAATAATTATACTTTAACTTGTGGAGCATTTAGTTCATCTAATTCTAATGCACGTTCTATTTTGTTTGGAACAGGCAGCATTACTTTAACTGGTAATGCAACTACCATTTGGGGAACAACAACAATCACAAATTTAACCACATCAGGTTCTCGTACAGTTAATTGTACTTATTCAGGCTCTACAGGAACAAGAACAGTAGATACTGGAGTAATGTCATCTGCTAATTATCTTGATTTTAATATTAGTGCGGGTTCAGATACATTTTTATATACAACAAGTCGTGGATTTAGAAACTTAAACTTTACAGGTTTTAGTGGAACACTAGCTAATAATAGTGCTGCAGGTATAAATATTTATGGTAACTTGACATTTAGTTCAGGAATGAATTTTGGTACGCTAACCACTACCTCCCAATTTAGTTTAAATTCACCATCAGCAACTACACAAACATTAACCAGCAATGGCTTAACTATTCCTACTTCGCTTATATTAAATAGTGCAGGAACAACATTTGCTATCAATGGAAACTTGACACTTGCATCAGGCGCAACAACTACATTAACTCAAGGTACGCTAGACCTAACCAATGGTGGTGCAGGGAATTACAATTTATCTACAGGTTTATTTAGCTCATCTAATAGTAATACTAGAAGTATATTGATGGGTTCTGGCACTTGGACTTTAACAGGTACAGGTACAGTTTGGAATACGGCAACAGCTACAAATCTTACTATAACCCCATCAACTTCTAATATTGTCTTTAATGGTAGCGGTATTGGTACATTTAATGGTGGCGGTAAAACTTATTATAATTTAACGCAATCTAGTAGCAATGCTTTAACCATTAGTGGTTCAAATACATTTAATACTATTAGTAATACTGTTCAGCCAACCACAATTACATTTGGCATAAGCACATCACAAACAGTAACTAACTTTAACGTCAATGGCACAGCAGGTAATTTAGTTACAATTAATAGCACATCGGCTGGTACTCAAGGCATATTAACCAGCCCAAGCTATATTACAAATACTGTAAGTTACGTCAGCCTTCAAGATAACAATGCAACTGGTGGCACATGGTATGCACCTTCAAATCAAGGCAATACTATTGCAAGTAACGTAACAGGATGGATGACTAGCGCACTTTATTTTGAAGGAATTACGGAAGCTGGAAGTGCATCCGATTTACAAAATGAATCAATGGCAACAAATTCTGTAATAACTGAATTAGGAAGTGCTACAGATACGCAATCTGAATCAATGTCTGCACCCGCTAATATTTCTGAATTAGGTAATGCTTTAGATACACAATCAGAATCATTAAATGCGCCTACAACAATTTCTGAAGCTGGCAATGCTCAAGATAATGTATTTCAAACATTAACGGCTTATTGTGTTATATCAGAAGCTGGCAATGCACAAGACATTCAATTAGAAGCAATGTCTGCTTTATTAAGCATTATTGAATCAGGCTTGGCAAGTGATACTGTTTCACAACAATTAATTGGTTATGCTTCTGTTGCAGAAAATGGTAATGCGTTAGATACAGTAACGGAGAATATGAGAGCAACTGTTTCTATTGTTGAAGCAGGAAGCGCACAAGATTTCTTGTCAGAAGCTGTAATTGCTCCTGTTAATATGTTTGAATCAGGTAACGCACAAGATACGCAATCAGAAAAAGTTTATGTTTATATTGCTATAATAGAAAACGGCAATGCAATAGATGTTTATTATTGCAAGCCAATATTTAATACATCTGAAAAGATTTGGCACGTTTTACCTAGACGGGATTATTGGCACGCAAATGACTAATACATATATTTTACAAAAAAGAACCTCTGAAAATATTTGGTTTGATATAGATTGCACAAATCTTTTAGACACAAATGAAATTATTACGTCTGTAACTTCTATTACTTCAGACCAAACTGGATTGGTTTTTACCGCCCCTGCAATTAACTCTACTCCAGTTTCATTTTCAGATGGAACAACGGCTGCTATTGGTAAAGTAATTTCTGTTTATATTTCTAGCGGAATTGTTCCTACAGGTGCAACAAATCAAATATATACAATTAGACCTGTATTTACAACTTCAGAAGATAATATTAGAGAAGCAACTGTATTATTAAATGTCACAGATATTCCAACACAAATAGGTAGGGTAATTTAAAATGCCATTAAAATCGGGATGTGAAATTATTAGCAATAAATTTAGCTTTTTCAATATTATTAATTCTATTGCGAGAATTTTTCCAATGCAATTGATGATGACAATTTGCACAAAGTGTTTGAAGATTGTTTGGTTCATTATTTTTTCTATTTTCATCTATATGATGAACAACAAGAAAATCAACATTAGATTGATTGCAAATTTCACAACATATTTTTCCAAACTTTTTAATAGTTTGAGCAAATCCATTTGCCATGTAATGAACTTTTGCTTTTCCATTCGTGATACGAGAAATTCCTGCACACTTTCTAGAACAAAATTTTCTTTCTCCACTTTGAAACTTTGCTCTACCAGTAATTATTTCTCCACAAGTTTGACAAGGTTCCCTTTGAACGCAAGCAAGAGAACAATATTCTTTATATTGTCTAAGTCCATGCGCTCTAAAAGGTTTTTTACAAGTTTTACAAATAACTTCTTTATCCCCACGATGTTTATAAGAGCAAGCTCTAGAACAACAAACTTGTTTAATTCCTTTGCTTCTATATTTGAGAGGAAAATCTTTATCACATACAATACATTTATTCATAAAATGCCTCTTAAGAAAGGAATATTATGCCTTTGCTAGAAGGATATAGCAAGAAAATAATTCAAGAGAATATCCGTGAGATGGTTAAAGCTGGTCATCCGCTTAACCAATCTATCGCAGCTTCTTATCAAAACGCTCGTAAATGCAGCGCAGTAGATGAAGAAGAAACAGAAACAATGAAAGAATCACACAAGCGTGATTTAAAAGAAGAACCTGATTCAGAAATTGTAGCGTTCATTGTTTACACAGACGGTGACAAAATTCTTTGGATGCGTAGAACTAAAGATAACTCATGGGGATTCCCTGGCGGTCACGTTGAAGAAGGCGAATCAGCAATCGAAGGTGCTATTCGTGAATCTCGTGAAGAAACCGAACACGTTCCAGCAACAGGATTGCAGCTTATCTATGAAGAAGGCAAGGTTCGTTTGTTTGGCTGCAACGATGGTGAATTTGCACCTGAGTTAAATGATGAACATGATGCGTTTGTTTGGGCTACGTTGGAGGATGCTCCTCATCCATTATTTCCCAAAATTGACGGGGAAAAAGAAGAAATTGCAGAAGCTGCTGAAGCGAACGCTTCTGCGATGGATAGAAGAGAATATGACACTAACGGATGGTTTGAAGTAAAAGACAATCCGCTTTCTAAAATAGGTATTTTTCAATATTCAGGCGGTTCAATCTCTTCTGATTGCGAACAAGATAAGATTTACAACGTATATCGTCCAGCAGAGGAACTATCAACTGAGGAGTGTATTAACTCATTCAAGTTGCTTCCTTGGATTGATAATCACGTTATGCTTGGCAGTGAAGATGAAGGTTTAACTCCTGCCGAAGCAAAAGGTATTCAAGGTGTTATCGG